ACAACAAGTCCTGAATTATCAATCGCACTCGTTGAAAGCTTAGCCACCCGAACATACGTAGATGCTGTGGCTGCGGCACTTGCGTCAGTAAAGAACATCGAGGCCTTCGCGTTGCCTCCAGTAACATTGTCAAACGGTCCATCAAAAACTAGCTGGTTGCCGTCCTCAACAACATCGGCCCATTCTCTCCCTGAGATCTGCGGGCTGCTTCCGTAGCCAAAAATCCTCAACTGATTGTTTTCAGCCGGGTCAGCTGTTCCGCGTGAAACGCCATATCCAGTCACCCCAGCGCTTGATATCAGGAGGTCTCGATCTACGAAGTTTTTCGTAACACCACTTGCGAACGGAATATCTATGGGAACTGCATCATAGAGCAAAACACCAGATGCCTTATGCCTTACAGAGTAAAGAAGCTGGGTTTGCTTGTTGCGGTAATTAATGGTGTCTGCGCTATTGAAATATGACTTCGTGTCTGCGTTGACATCCTCTTCGCCAAATGGTCGAGACTCCCATACGAAGATCTCATACAAATCATTATCGCTGCCAACCTTGATAGTGGAATAAGCCGGCGCCCCGTCCATTGAAGCACCATCCACATTAACTGGCTTCTGCTTCATCTCAACATTAACGCAAGTCCCTCGGTCCTTGAACTTACCGGTGGTGTATCTAGAGTAAGCACGTTCACCATCGAAGACAACTGATTCGTCTTGATGCTTTGCCGCCCCAAATAGCTCTGACGGCTGTGAAGCACCACCAAACTCAGACCATGCCTCTTCATGAAAGCCATATCTTGAGTTCAGCTCTCCAGTTTTGGTGATAACACAGTTCTCTGCCTTACGGAGCTCTCCGACAGGCTGGGACTCCTCTGAGACCTTTTTGTTGATCCCTCTAACAAACGGAAACGTTACGTTTTGCTTATTCAATGGCATTAAAACACCCACATATCGACCGTACAGTCATCATCGCATAACAACGTCAGTTGACCCATTCCTCGAGCCCTGAAGATGTTTGCAGGTTTGTTTTGATTTACGATGAAGTACTTCGACTTCGTTGTTGTTCCAGGAACTCCATTTCTCATGAGGCCATAAAAACTTAAGCTTCCCTGCATGGAGCTTGGCAACGCATCCAAGAGGGCATACTTACCAGCACCCGAGATTTCGTCATTCAAAGAGACAACCCTAGACACCCCAGGAAGCATTCTGTCGGTCTCGCTTAGCGTGGCTGGACCAAACCTTAGGTAGTCGCCGTTTTGCATGTCAATGGTCGATGAACCAAGTCTGACGGCAGGTTCTACAGAGGTTAGAGTGAGGGCGTCCTTGTTGTCGATCTGAACCGCCTGAAGGACACTTGCTGTCCCCGTCAGAACCTCAACGGTGTTTGTGCTTGCGGTGCAAACAAGGTTGGCATCTGCGGTGCTGTAAAACGATGCAATGTTTGAAGCCGCTGCGTTATTACTTGTGCTTTTGGCCCAGTCCGTCGACTCTTTGCCTGCCCTGAAGGTGTTGTTTGTTCTTATCTCGATATTCACGTTATTAAGGTCGTTGTAATCGCTAATGGTAAGAAGAAACCTACCAGCGCCAAAACAAGCCCCGAGGGCCTGGTTGGCAACCGACCGGAGCCGAAAGTTTTCAATCAAACGCCCATTTAAGATGCGTGAAGTCTCTACCCGCTTAAAAGAATTCTTTATCCTTGCCTCAAGGTCATTCAAAGCTCTGTCGTTGTGCTTTGCCTCCTGAAAACCTCGAAACGCCACCCTTTGCTCCTAGAAGTAATTAATGTAATCGTCGAATGCTGTTCCTGCCTTAACGTCTGCAATGGCCCGGCTTTCGCCCGGTGTCCGTACCGCTGCTGCCTGTCGCAGCCTTTCTCTGGTGGCCTCTCTCTCGGCGACGAGAATCGAGGTATCAGATTCTTCTTTCTGCATCATCTTAATAGCTGCATCTAGCACGATAAACCGCTCAAACCCCTTAGCAAGAGCTTTGTCCACAGTGTGGAGCTGCGTGCTTGTTGAGGCAGATGAAAACTGCTGCGGCTCTGGTATATACCAGAACGTTACAGTTCCGCTTGGGGGCGATTCAGGGATGAACCTGATTTGGTTGCCTTGAATGATGAAAAAAGTATTGGCCATATAGCCTTGCTTGAGCAGTGGTGACTCATAGACATTTCTTTCCTGAAACATATAGCGTCGAATGCGCCTTTTGACGCCACCATACTCAAAATCGCAACCAAGGGCTTTCCAGAAGTCTGCCGGAAGGGTTGACGGATTTGCGCCTGGCAAGGTGAGGCTTGTAGACTCCACATAGTAGAGCTCAAACTCATTCACCATCATTTCATGCAGTTCAGCAACTGCGTCGTTAATATAATCAGTAATCTCCGCATCCGTGCAGAACGTGGAGTTTTCTTGGTCCGCGCGACGGCGTGACCTAGTAATTAACTGTGCGAGCGTTACCGGGTTTGTTGCCATGTCGTACCTCGAAAATAGAAGGGGGCCGAAGCCCCCGTTCCATTAATAATCTTCGTCCTCATTGCTCATGCAAATTTGGACAAAATCATGTAGTGCTTCACAAGCTTCTTCTTCCTTGTCTTCACTAAGCTCAATTCCGCAAGCCATGAGGAACTCGTTACAAGCGCCCATCAGGGCCTCTTTGTAATCCATCATGTCTTCTTCGTCCTTGGGCTTATTCTTCTCAAGGATCATCAGAGCTACGCCTTTTTTGTTTTTCATGGCGAAACTCCTTAGAAGCTATAGCTTGAGTTCTTAACGATGACGTGAAGCTTCATTACTGCGCCACTTGCGGGATCAGTAGGGTTTGCTCCTGTGATTGTTTCAAACTCAATTGTTGATCCACCAGCGGAGATGGTCTCAGCATCAACTTGGTAAATCAGGTCTTGCTCTGTGTCTCCATCCACAATGAAGATTCCATTGAAGAAAAGAAACTTTGAGTACACGTCATCATCACCACCAACCGTACCCAAAGTAAGGGTGTAGTTACCGGTGCTGTTCCTCGCGATAGACTTAACACCTGCGCTGTCAGCAGTAACAAGAGTTGGGGCGCCGGAGCTCCCGATTGTTACCTCAGCAAAGATGTGCGTCACCGCTTGGGCTACTGCCTGTGTAGGCTTGAATGACCTATTAGCCATGTTTCACCTCCTTAAAGTGCAACGCGAACGTTGTATCCAGGAGCATTACAAGCAAGGTTTCCGTAGAAGCCAACCCGAATCTCGTAAGCATCTGCTGAAGACTGTCGCAAGATTCTGTTTCCATCCAAATCAAGGATGTGTGGGGCGCCACCAAGAGAGTTCAATGACCAAGTGTCCATCTGTAGGATGTACGCTACGTCTGGTTTGCAGTTTTGGTCTGGAACAACGTTGATCACACCGTTAGGCCCTTGGATTGCAAGAGTACGGAATCCAACATCTGCATCACGTGCCTTGAGCTCGTCATATCGAACTCGAGATCCTAAGGACTTCTCAAGGTTGATATATTGCTCATAGCTCATCAAGCAAGTGTCTGGGCTTGCGCCAGCGCGAGCTGCTTTAGCTGCACCAGAAACAAGTGCTTCTTCAATTGGCATTGCGGAACCGTCAAAACGGATACCACCCAATCGCTCAGTATCTAAGCTTCGGTCTTGGCCGAAGAAAGCAGTTGAGCCAGGAGCAGAGGATGGAAGCCATCCGTCTAATCCCATAACTGCCTTAGCGCTTGTTGAGGTAAGAGTTGCACCTGCCTGAGTTCCCGACCGGAAAACATAATCACTTGCGGCAATGCCAGTAGCGCTTGCAACAACGAATGATCCAGCGCTTCGGTCAACAGAACTGATAGTTGTTGGAGTAGTTGCAGATGTGGAGCCGCCGGTATCCGAAGCGAAAAGGATGGTCATACCAACTTCGAAGTTGGCAATTTCATCAGTATTCGCGAGGGTAATTGTGGTTCCGGAGCTGTAGCTGCTGTTTACCTGGCCAATGTAACCACCGCCGTCACGGAAAAGAGCAACGGAAAGATCTCGAGCCAAAGAGTGAATGGCTCCATCAATTTCCATGGTCAAGTACCGAAGAAAGGCATCTGACTTGTTTTCAGTAGCGCGGATAGTTTCACCTGTCACGGAAGCAACGGAGTAGTTGCTTACACGAGTGAGGAGGAACTGGCCTAGGCTAGAGGTAGAGGTTTCAGCCTGAGCGGTTGAGAACGTCGCTGAAACGTTTTGTGGGTTTCCGTAGATGAGAGGGATTGGCATGTTCAAGCCGCCAAACTGCTCATACTTGGGAACCATAGCGAAGAAAGGGTTGTTTTTGTAAACGAGGTTTTTAACTGTAAGCGGCTTATAGTGCTGCTTTACCGCCTCATCGACGGTACTTAGATTCAAAGGCATTTTTTTCTCCTTGGTCGCGAGTTACTAAGCGATAGGAGAATCAGCCTCCTATTCGCCGAAAAAATTCAAAGTGCGGGCTAAATAGGCTTTGTGCTCATCCCTAGTCATTGGCTTAGAGTGCACTTCACCGTCTGTGGTCGTTCCGACCGCCGCAATTGAGTTTGATAATGTTTTCGGCCTTGAATCTGGCTGCCGAGGAGCTTCACTTTTCGCTTCGTTCCCAAAGGAATCTCTGTATTTGTTGGCTATCTTCTTGCTGCCAAAAAAGCTGCGGGCTTGTTCTTCGAGGTGATCCTCGACCATTTGCGCCGCCTGTTGATACTCCATGATTTGCCCGGTTGAGTTGTAATGCTCTTGCATTACGTCCGCCACTAAACCGTGCTCACCCCTAGTATGTATCAACTCGAAGTCTTCGTTATTAGTCTCAACGAAATTGCGGATTTCGTCAATAAAATTATTGTACGCCTTTTCTTGACGGGAAACAACCTCTTGCTCTTCACGCTTACTTAACTTACTTTCTAGCTCGTCAATGCGGTTCAGCAGCTTATCAATACTAGAGTCTCTTCGGTAATCTTCGGGGCGCTTATCGCCAGACAGAATGCTTTCATTTAACTTTTGGTAATCCAAGTCCAGACGGGCCAGAAGTTCCCTGGGGTTTTCGGCCGCAATCCTTCGTAGCTCTGCAAGCTCCTTGGCAGCGTTGTCAGGAGTTGATGATTTCTCACGAAGCTCCGCAAGCTCTGCCTGCATCTTCTTGAACTCATCCTGCCTGTCCCTGAAACTGCGCTCACGTCTTGCGAGCTGCGCAAACCTTCGAGTGAAGTCCTTAGACATGCCCTCCGGCTTTTGCTCTTTGACTTCTTCTGCCGGCGCCTCCGCCTGAGCCTCTTGTGCCACTGGCTCGGAGCTCTCTGCTTCATCAGAACTAGCAGCTTCAACAGCCTCTGGCGCTGACTCAGTAGCAGCTTCCGCTGTCTCCTGCTGCGCTATCAGATTGTTCATATAGTCAATTGTCTCTTGAAGGGGATCTTGCGCCATCTCCATTACTTCTCCTTATTGTAGTTCTTGAGGCGGGAGCGCCTCTGGTGGTATTGCTTCGCCCGTGCTAGGTAGTGCAGCATCAACCCCTTCAGGAGGGGGGATTTGCTCCGTCGGGGGTTGAGCCGCTTGCGCCATGGTAGCCATGAGCGCCATGCAATCTTCGATATACCGGCGAAGCAGGGCCATACGTTCTTCCGGAACGCGGTTTATCTTTGCGCGAAGATATGCCTGCTGGACACGCTTTACCGATAAGGAAAGGTTGCTATAAGGTTCTGGTTGAACGTATTCGCCTTTGTTCACCATGTTTTCAATCAACATATCGATTTCGTCTTGGTCTGCTGTCATGTACTGAGTGACTGACTCAATGTCTGGGTAATCCAGGAGCTTGAGTATGGTTCCTGGGTCTTGAATGATTCCAGACTGCGCCAGCTCGATAACCTTCTGAAGCTTTCCTGCGGGAGTCTGCGGAAGAAGTGATGTAGGATAAATCTTCATCACGTACTGCTCTTCACGGAGATCGATATCCCTCCAGTTGATTTGCTCAATATACTTATCGCCAGAGCTCACGACTTCATAATCATCGCCACGCTCTGCAATCTTTCGCGCTAAATCTATCATTTGACGCGCTGCTTCAATAAACATGTTCTCATAGTTCTGAGCCACAATCATAAACCGCTCAGTCTCAATGTCGCTAAATTCTCGAAGCGCTACAGCTGACTCCAGGCCAGCCGGCTTCTTGGACATCGCTGCCAACTCACTTACGCCAGCAATCTGATACGCCCGATTAAACAGCCTGTCTAAATGTGAGAAAACTTCTCCCGAGACCGTTTTTGGGACAAAGAATGTGGGTGGGTTACCTACATAGTCGATAATACCCCATTCTTCGTTGTTTATTTGATGGTCAGCTATCTGCGAACCGGTCTCAAGGAAGACCTTTGGTTTTGCGAGGTGCATTTGCTGCTGGATGTTCTGAAGGAGCGTATTGATTTCAAGCTGGATGCCCATAAGCTGCTCAGCCAGTCCCTGACCCCAGAATCCGAGCAAACGATCAGACCAACGAAGAAAAACGAAAGGAAAATAATTATGCTCATACTTTTCATCCAACAGTGTTAGGTTTTCCAGACAGATTACATGTCTTCCATCTGGAGCTCCTTCTACGCTTGGAAGGTGCCACGCTTCAACCACCTGGACCATTTCATTGACGTTAGAGGACGCATCGTACTCATCTGTCTCATAGTTGGAAGACTGTCTTATTTGATCTGCATACTCAGGGTAGGTGTGTGTAAGGACATCTCGTGAAATAGCCTTCACCTGAAACATGCTTCTCGGGTTTTTGTACTTGGCCTCTTCGATGCCGACCATAATTTCTTCCGGGAACACACGCTCGACGATAATGTCTGAGTTGTGCTCATGCACCTTCAGTACACCGGTCCCAAAAACGCATGCATCCAGAAACACCTCTGGAGCTTTTTCGTAAATTCTAGTTCGGTAAAATTGACCATCGCAAAATTTCTCCAGGAGCTTTCCTTTACGCTGCTGCGAAAAGTCTCCACCAGAAGTAAGGAACGTGCAGCGCGGGCGATTTTTGGCGATCTTCGCTTGTACAGTGTCGCACATACTTTTGATTACATTGAACGTAACAGGTCGATGCTTACCAACGCTTTGTGGTCTTGAAATGCCTGTTAGGTTGATGGCCGCAGCCATCTCATCGTTGTATGCT